AATGGGGCAGTTCCCGTTCGGGGTTATTTGTGGATAGGTCTAGTGTATTGTGCTTAAATGTGCTAGATAGGTAACATTTGTGTTTATGGTTGACATTATGTGTGGGATTGTGGTAATTGGTTGTGTGGGCGCGAGATGAACTTGTGCTTAGAAACTTATTTATATTATGCCTAGAGGCGACTCATATCAATTACAAGGCCAAATGGGTGGCATCGTGCTTACTGGTGCTGACAGCGCGACTGGTCTATTCCGTTGGATTCAAGCGATTACTGACAGCGCAATTGAGGCTGGTGCTGGAGAGACTACTGGTAACCTGGATGACATTTCCAACCTTGATGGCAAGACGCTTGCTGCGGGTGGTGGCATTGGTGGTATCTTTACCAAAGTTCAAATTAGTTCTGGTACGGTTATTGCGTACTACGCTTAATGTCCCAATTTCGCTCCACCGGTGGGTTAGATGATTCGATTGCCGATGCCGGTGATCGTGGGTTCTATGGCGTTAACCGTAGGCTTCAGCTCAATCAGTTGGCGGAGGGTGAGGTGAGGGAGAGCCTTAACGGGCGGATGGAGGGTTACTGGAAGCCTCGTAAGGCAGTCGTTGCTCAGAAGACCAGTCTGACTACGGGTGGCACTCCATTGAGGTTGCCGTTCTATTTGATAGACACCCCGAAGACTATCTCTGCTGCATCAGTTGCCGCTGGGGTTTTGAGTCTTACTATTACGGGTCATGGGTTTGCGTCTGACACTACTGGTTATGCTACTATTGCTGGACTTGCTGGCAATGTCATGATTGATGGGGTGCGGCAGTTGACCTACGTTGACGCCAATACTATGAGCTGCGTGGTTACTGGTCTGACTAGCATCAGCGACCAAGTTGGCACATTGAGCGCAACATTGATAAACGATAACGCGGTGTCTGACATCCGTGCATCGTGCTTGTTCAGCAACCCAAATGAAAGCAATAAGGAGTACATCTTGGTGGCAACGAATGCTGGGGTCAAGAAGATTGAGGTGTCCAAATTGGCTGATGCCGGCAATTCTGGTGTGACTGATTTGGTTTACCCTACTGGGATCACACTAGACGCTGGGGTTGAGGTTTCGATGATGCAGGTGTTTGATAGGGTGATCATCTTCCGTGGTGGTCAGTCTGCCCTGCAATGGAATGGCGTTAACAACCAGTTCTACAGGGTTCCTGGTGGGCCTTACCAAGCTGGACGGGACTACAACACAAATAACAACGTTACGTTCTCTAACGGTATTGCTACGGTTACCATTGATGGCCCAGACCTACAGCAATCCAGCGGGATCGCAGTTGGTGGTGGCGGGGCAACCTTGGTTCTTCCTGTATTCTTTGATGATGGATTTGAACCGTCTAGTTTGGATAACTACTACAATGGGTCAACGTTGGTCATCTCGGCTACGACGTACACGATTTCCGACTATGTTGGTGCAACAAGAACTCTAACGCTAACGACTGGCACATTCACCAGCGGAACCAACTACACATTCTCCGGCCTAAAAGACAATCCGTTCTCTGTTGGAGAATCACTGAGGCTTACTCAGACCTCATCGGTATTTAAGGTATTGAATGTTGGTGACATTCTAAATGTCTCTGCGCTTCCTACGTACAACACTTGGAGGTTTTTTAGCAGCGAACCTAACGGGACTCATACCATTCATTACGCCCAACAAGAGTCGATTGGACTTGGATTTTCGCATATGACTGGCCCGCCGTGGGCTACATACTTCCAGCGTAGGTTGTGGACTCCTTATCTTTACGATACTGACGGAACATTGACCGCTCCCACCTACACGAGCCGTGGAATTAGTGATGAAATCATTGCTTCTGACATTTTGGACAGCAATACCTACGACCGAATTCTAAGCCAATTCCGTATTTCTGGCGGAACTGCTGATTATACGGTAGCAATGCATGGATTCTATGACGATGCCTTGGTGGTAATGAATCGTAATAGCCTTCACGCAGTCATTGGAACGCAAGGAAGCCTTTTTGATACGGTCGTTAAAGAGCTTACCAACGAGGTTGGGTGTTTGGCCCGCAAATCCGTGGTGATGCAAGCCAACAACCTGCTGTTTTTGTCTGACAATGGGGTGTACGCTCTTACATTTCTCAACGATTACAACCTTCGAGGAACTGAAGAACCGCTTTCAAAGAACATCCAGCCATATATTGACCGAATCAACGCTAGATTAGCTGGTAATTCTACTGCGATTTACTACGATAACAGGTATTACCTAGCTGTCCCGCTTGATTCCGTGGTTGGAGCTGATGATGCACAGGGAAACAACGCTATTTTGGTATTCAACTTCTTAAATAAAGGTTGGGAGTCGCTAGACACCTATGGAACCTCTGGGTTTTTAATTACGGACTTTGTAACTGCTGGGGCTGGCGTGCGAAATGACCTTTATGCCGTGTCGTCTAGTGGTGGTATTCACAAGATGGAGGCAACTGAAGCACCAAACGATAATATTTCTGCTGAGTTCGGAAGCGCGACTATTGATACGGAGCCAATTAACTCATCCCTAACCACTCGGGGGTACGACATGGGAACCCAAGAGCGCAAAAGATTCACGGATTTCCAAACTCAAATTCAATCATTCCCTGCCGGCTCTCCATCGACGTTTAATGTTTCGTTCTCAACCGAAGATCCAGACAATGCCTTTCCAATTGGCAGTACAACCGACCTAATTGGTGACCTTTCTAACTCAGATCAAGAAGAAGAGACGGCAAACATTAGGGGAAGACTTGGTGGTTTAAGGGGTTATACAGGAACAATGATCTTGACAAGAACTCTAGGTTCCCCCAAGGTGCATTCAGTTAAAATATCTGGAGCCGTCTCCAATAGAGCAATCATATCACAGAAATAAGCCATGCCTGTCGTTAATACAACAAATTCATTTACAAATAACGAGCAGATTACGTCCACTAAGTTGAATGACATCATGGACAATTCATCCTTTGTGTCTGGTGCTGTCGTGACGAGCGGTGGCCTTGAGATTACTGCTGGTGGTCAAATGCAAATTGCGTCAGACGGGGTGACTACGGCAAGGATTCTTAATTCAAATGTGACAACAGCTAAGATTGCTGATGGAGCAGTAACTCCAGCAAAACTGTCTGCTAATGCCCCAAGCTGGTCAAGTGGAACCACTCTTCTTCAGCAAGGGTTAGAACTTGGAAATTCTATTACAGCAAACGGTAACTCATACATTGATTTTCATTCATCGTTTCCAGTAATTGACTATGATTGCAGGGTAATTAGAAATCCAGGTGTCAATGGCGTTTTTGAAATTTTCAATCAAGGAACTGGGGTAATTAAGTTGTCTGCATCTGGTGGTGTAACATTTGGATCAGCAAACATGCCAAACCCTACTGGTTCTGCTCCAATTTATGGGGCTAGGGCTTGGGCTAATATTTCTCTTGCTGCGCCAAGAGTAGTTGCCTCACAAGCCAATGTTGCGTCAGCCACTAAAATCGACACAACTCATACGCAAATTACATTTACAACCGCGATGCCGGATGATGTTTATGTTGTGACTGGATGTGTTAAAAATGATGCAGCACTTGATTTTTCAACATACGACCATCAAACAACTGGATTTAAGATAAGGCACTCCACGGAGGGGGCCGGACGATTCGTGCAATTCATTGTTATGCGATGAACCAGCACCTAACGAGAGCAATAGCAACATATGAACAAGAATGTATCGACTTCCAACAACTTCTCACATGGCACTTATGTCATGGCATTGTTGTTTGCGATATGGATTGTTTTGCTATTGGCTTTAGTGCGTTCAGCGAAAACCCAACTCAAGCAGTCGATGTTAGCGACGGAGACACCCTGTTCGTCACATTCTCCACTGGAGACATGCGTGGAGCATTATCCAAATATATTCAAAACTATGACTTTATTGCATTTCAGCGAAGTTTTAAGGGGAATGACCGCGTAAGAGTCCACGACATATACAAGTTTTATTCAAAGTTAAAAGAAAGTTAATCCAATGGGAAGTAAGCCTAAATCAGTTTCAGCTCCAAAAGCAAACTACTCCAAAGACATTAGTTCGTTGTTGTCGGCGTTCCAGCAGTCAATGCCTGGAATCTTGTCTTTTGAGCAACAATACCGCCCAGAGTTCCAAAAACAAAACCTTGCTGATGTATCGCAGTTTGGCCTTGGAATGCTTGGCCTTTCACCTCAGTTCACTCAAGGCACAGCACAGCAACTTGGAGCAGCTCGTGAGGCTGAACTTGGTCAGATGACTGGACAGGCTGGACTTACTCGTGGGTTGATGGCTGGTCTATCACCAGAACAGGCAAGTGCAGTACAACAAGCCCAACAGGAGTCCCAGAGGGCTTATGCGGCATCTCAAGGTGTCACGCCAGAACAACAACGCATGTATCAGCAAGCTGCTAGAGAAGGCGCGCAAGCCGCCGGCCGCGCTGGTGGCAATTCCGCTCTCGCCGCTGAGATCATGGGCCGTGAGGATGTTATGGCACGGAAACGCGCAGAAGCAGCACAAGCAGGGCAACAAGCGTACAATCTTGCTGGGCAGTTTTATACGCAACCTGGACTTCAGCTTCTTGGTAACCAGCCTCTTTCCTACCAAGTTGGTAACCAGATGATGGGACTTGGACTTGACGCAATCGGTGCTGGCAAGCCTCAGCTCTTTGATGTTGGGTCTGCGCTTAACCTTGGCGCGGCACAAAGGCAGAATATTATGGGCGCAAATGCAGCAAACGCGCAAGCACGGGCTACTTATGGAGCTGGAATGATGGATATGATCGGCAAGGGTCTTGGTGCAGCAGCGTCTATAGCGGCGGCCCCAATGACTGGCGGGACATCTTTACTTGGGCTTGCCGCTCTCGGTAAATAAATAAAATTTAAATAATATGCCATACGGACAAGGACAGATGCTAGGAGCGGGCGTAGACCCACGGATTTTTGTGCAGGATTACTCTGGCTTCACAAGGGCTGCGGAGATCCAAGCACAGGGGATGCAGAATCTTGGTACTGCTATTGGTAATGTTGCTGGTCAAGTAGGCGACTACTTCAAGCAGCAGGGGGAGAAGAAGAAACTTGTCAAACAAAGTGGCCTTCAGATTGACGCTGCGCTCCAATTGTTCCCAGACCTTGCCCCATCGCTTCAAAGCGTAAAAGAACGCATGCGCGACGAGAATATCCCACTTGCCGACCGTGCTGCAGAAGCCGAGGTGGTTGCAA